ATTAGCTATGACATTTTGGTCAACAGATTTACAAGCCGGTGGGGGCAAAGACCCAAAAAGAAAATTTAGATTCACAGTAGAGTTTCCGGGACTCTTAGGGACCACAGATCCAGTTCAAGGTCTACCAGCTGCTACACAACTTCCAGATGGTATTGTTTGGTACGCGAAAAGCGTAACAAAGCCTGCAATGACCATTAGTGAAACTGATCATACATTCTTGGACAAGAAATTTTATTTTCCTGGAAGAGTTGAGTGGAGTCCAGTTACACTTACTTTAGTTGATCCAGCAGATCCTGATAAGGGTCAGGATGCAGTTCGACAAATGAATCAATTGATTCAAGCTGCAGGGTATAGCATGTTCAATAATTCGAATGACCTTGCTACAATGTCAAAATCAAAAGCAGTATCTGCTCTCGGTTCTGTTGTGATAAATCAACTAGACGGCGATGGAAATATCATTGAATCTTGGAGTCTTAAGAATCCATTCATCAAAGATATGAAGTTTGGCGACTTGGATTATACTGGTGACGAATTGATTGAATTGAGCTTGGAACTTCGTTATGATTGGGCAGAGTGTACAATTGGGGCAACAACCTTTCACGGCACCGGTTCCTAAGGAGTTTTAGATGGCGTGGTGGACGAACCCAAATATACAAATTAAACAAAAGAATAGATTCATCATGTCAATTGGTGAGTTCTTGATTCCTACCGTTGTATCTGTCGACAAGCCATCCATATCTATAGAATCAAAAGAATACACAATGATTAATCATGTATATCGTTATCCGGGAATAGCCAAATGGCAACCGATAACGGTTACATTCGTTGATGGATCCGGAAATAGCAAGAAAGACTCTGGGCCTCAACTTGGTGTAGGTTCCGGAACAAATATTCTAAGAGGTATAGACTCACTAGATACTGCGCAACAATTATTTATGATCTTGGCGAAATCTGGTTATAAAAGTGGAGCCTCTGTTAGTGGAACAACTTCAAAAACAAATATGAAAAACCTTTCTCTACTAAACTCAGTAAGAATGGAACAGATAGAGCCAGATGGCTCAACAGTTTCTGAAGGGTGGAGATTACACAACCCTATCTTTACAGACATTAAGTGGGGAAGTTTGTCCTATTCTGATGATGGAGCTGTCGAATATTCTTTAACAATAGCTTATGACTGGGCCGAATATTATACTGGACAAAGTGTTTCCGGAGGTTCATTACTGACTCATTCCAAACTAAGAGAAGCTAATGCATCAGCCCAGGATGGATTGGATGCCGTAGGAGCCTCCGTTGAAAGATTAGGTAATATGATGGAAAGCGGACGCGATGCAGCTTTTAGAAATTCCATGGGCCTTGTTCCCGATACTAGGTTTGTCCCCAATTCTTTACCTGTACCAATGCCGGCAAACCCCAACCCGGAACTTGGCGATTTCAACACAGATCGTAGCAGTAATATCACATAATTTTTAAACTCGGAGTATAAATGAGAAGAAATAATGAAGACCGATTGATGGGCGGTCATAAACCAACACCATCGGAAGAGGTTCCACAAATGCCAAATCCAATGGACTTTGTAACACCAACGGAGATTGTTGACCTTCCATCTCTTGGAAGATATCCAGAAGGACATCCTTTAAGTGGAAAAGAAACAATTGAAATAAGACACATGACGGCGAAGGACGAAGACATCTTGACCAATCGTTCAATGCTTAAGAAAGGAATTGCGATTGACAGATTGTTGCAAAACCTAATGAAGGACAAAAGCATCGACGCCAGAGGTCTTTATGTCGGAGATAGAAACGCAATCTTAATTCATGCTAGAGCGTCAGCTTACGGGCAAGATTATAAGACAAAGATCCAATGTCCAGCATGTGGAGAAACATCAAAGTTCAAATTTGATCTATCAGACCATGAAGTATATCATGGAGACAAGTGGGAAGAATTCGATATTGAAGAGACCGAGAGAGGAACCTTTAAGACGACCCTTCCAGTGTCAACGATTGTTGCTGAGATTAGACCCTTGGTTGGCTTAGATGAACTTAAGCTTGTAAAAGAGCAAAAAGGCAAAGATGGTTTAGACAACATCATCACTAAACAAATGAAAATGTTTACAGTATCCTTTAATGGATACACAGAAGAGCACATACTTGCTCATGTCGCA